TGAAAGAGTTTTAGCAAGAACAGCAAAAGCAGGTCTTTCTATGCAATCTCTTTTAAGCTCTATAGTTTTGTCTACGCACTTTATGCACCCTGCGGTTTTAATTCCTTTAGGTGTAGGATTAGTGTCTAAAAAACTTGTAGACCCAATGATTAAAAAGAAAGCAGATGAATTAGTAAATACAGTTGGTCAAATACCTAAACCTGAATTACTTAGAGGTATGCCTCAGATGTCAGCAACAGGTGCGGCTCTTGTGGGAGACCAGAAGTGAACCCTAACTTAAAAGGAATGTTTACTAATGTTATTAACTCAGGCTCTAATTTTATAAATACATTTGTTAGTTCGTCAGATAAAGAATCAGATTTTCTTTATGATAGTTTTAAAAGCGAAGGCTATGATGTTGATAAAGATTTAATTAGGCACTATGTTTTATCTAGGAATATGGCGAACCAGTTCGGACCTGCTAAGTCAGTTACAGGAACTATTACAAGTTTGCAGGGAGGTCTATTTAAAGAACTTCTAGATGGTGCAGGAGCTCTTGCAGGAAGAGGACCAACTAAAGGAAGGGCTACAGCTTTTTCTGTTGATGACTTAGGTGCAGATATAGCAGGAGCTACTCGTATGCCACTTGATATGGCTTTAGCGAAAGGTTTATTTAAACACACTGAACCCGGTGTTACGGGAATAGGTCAAGGAAAGCCTATGCAGGTACTTAAAAATGTCCTTAGTGATGAGAAGACAAACGCTAAGGACAAAATTAAATAATTAACTTTTAGTGATTAGTACGTTCTTCAAAAGATAGTAGACAATCATCTATATGTAGATAGCCAACTTCTTTATCTATCCATTGACTCCCTTTGAACTCAGTTTTCTCAGGGAGTTTTTTTATGTGCCATTTAAAATCATAACCATCTTCTTCACACTCTAAGTTAGCAGGGTCAAAGATATAAATAGTATGACTTCCGGGTTTGTTAGGCATTGATACTGCGTACCAAAACTCTAAATCGTTTTCCTCTGCAAAGTTCTTGTTCCAATCAAACTTAATCTTTTCAATTAAAGTGTCAGGATAATGTTTCTTCCTACATTTAATCTCTAGCATAATGCCGTGCTCTTTATCAAAAGCATCATACCTAGAGAACTTATCATCCATAGGTTCAAAATTATATTTCATACTGTTTAATGCTTTAATAACTTTGTCTTCATTCATACTATTTTCTCCAGTCGTTCTTCCATAAATCTCTAGGCTGAGTTTTTGTTAAACGTTTAACTTTTAATGAGTGGTATAACTTGGAAGTCCCATCCATACGGACGAGACCCCAAGTGTTTTTATTAGCCTTAGTCTTTGAGCTCATTGACTATGTCTTTGTCAAGTAGCCTCCAAATGATAAGGGCTGCGATTATACCTGCCAATCCCCCATTGCCTAAGGTCCATACTATACCTAAAATAGAACCAATTACATCTCCTGTAAGGAAGGCTACCTTCGGACCGAAGATAATCTGCAATATAATTGATAAGCTAATTAATTTGATACCAACGTCAATCGCACCATCAGCACCGTTCTTTACTTTCTCTAACATATTTTACTCCTATATTAAATGTAAAACATCGGCTATACAAGCCACCCTTTCCTAAGAGCTTCTAGCCATATAACTACATAGACTAAACAACTCGTAGAAACTATTGTCGCTATTGTAAGCGTACACTGTAGAACTATTTCTAATTTTTCTTTCATAGTTTCCACCCCGCACATAGCGATTCATCTTCTGATTTGCAAGTTAGTTGCTCATTCTTGTGCGTATCTATCTTTGTTTGAAACTCTGCACAACCTGTAAGCATTACAAACACTAAAGGTAAAATTATAAATATATAATAATATTTCATTCTATGTCCCTCTCTTCTTCTACCAAGTCAACAAGTTCACATACACTACCAGTACAAGCTAGTGTCTTAGAGCTTACTGTATGGTCTGTTAGTTCATACTCACTAATCAAATCCCAATCTACAGCTTTAGGCATTCTCCAAGCTAATTCATCGTGTGTCTTCTTATCACACTCTTCATATGGTGCTTGTTGATATGTGTGGTCAGAGTGAGGTAGGAAACTTACACCTGATACTTCATCAAAGTGTTTGTATACCCACGCACCTACTTCCATCCACTCGTGTTCCCTAACACTAATAGTCACACTAGGCTTGTGCTCACAATAGTATCTTTGATACATAAGCCATAGCTCTAGCTGTTCGATAGCATTCCTCTCGTTCCTAGTTACAGCACCCTCAGGAGCTTTCATAGGGAAAGAGAATACCTTAACGCTGTTAGGTTTCATTACATCAGCCTCAGCAGGTATGCCTTGGTCTTCCATAAGTTGTGCTATAGGGTCTTTAGCGTCTGCTCTAACCCTACGGATATAGTAATCACTATGTCTAGTATGAATACCACTAGCACTATCAACTAACTGACTGACTGTACCACTAGGTTTAATAGCAGTAGTAGCGGTAGCTTGTTGAATACCTAGTAACTCTGACCAATGCTCGTTGGTCTTAACTGATTCTTTACGCAAGTCAGATAAGAAATCAGGTAGGCTACGCTTACCGTAATACCCTCTGTCCTCACTACCTCCATTCATAAAAGCATTATCCATAATACCCGTAAGAGATACACCTAGTAGTGCTTCTTCCTCTGTATTGTGTACCCACTTAGGACGTAAGCGTTTAATATTAGTTAGTGATGCTTGGAATGTACCCAATATAGTAGCTAATCTAACCTTACGGAGTATATCCTTCTGCGTGTCTTCTGCTCTGACTACAACCTCAGTCAAGTTACAGAACTGTCCGTCTCTCAGAATGATTTCACTACAAGGATTACAACCAAAGTCGTGGTCTGTATCACGTCTACCAATAGACTCTACTTGTTTAATCGCGGCTTCTCTGTTGAAGATACCACGCTCACCTGACTTAGACTCATATAAAGAAGTCCATTCTTTCATAAAGATACCCATATCAGGCTTCTCTGTATAGCAAACACTGTTGTTACTCAGTGCCATCTCAGGGGTATCCGACCACCACTGACCACTCTTAGCATTACGCATACGCTCGTCAGTTAGATTAGATAGAGAGATAAGGGCTGACCTACGCACACCACCTACTACAACTACTTCTGCTATCTTACACATCATACGGTGACACTCATAGCTAGTCAGCTTACGACCACCTGCTTCTTTAAATATGTTAGTAGAGAAGTTAAACAAATCAAGTAGAGGTTCAGGACCACTAGCTCTACCACCAAAGGTAGCAAGTCTAGCACCTTTAGGTCTCACCTTAGAGAAGTCCCACTTAGGCATCTCACCATCATATAAATAAGTGATAAGTTTACGGAAAGCTGATTGCCATCCTTCTTTGCTATCCTGTACGACAATCACATCCTCTACATCTACCATAGTCTCAGGAACATCAGGTAGTTTATTGACGTGTTGTCTCTCTACGCTGAACCCTACACCAGTACCGTGCATAAGTATAAACAATGTTTCATCAAATGCTTTCGGGTGGTCTACACTAAGATAAGCACAGTTATAACCTGCAATATTATTCTTAGCTAGAGCAGGTCCTGCAGTCATAAGAGCTCTCATACTAGGCATAACTTCTAAGTTACATACTGCTTCCTCAAGTATCTTCCTAGTCTTAGGTACTAACTCTTGGTTTGTATTTTCTTTTAGGTGCTCTTCCATAAAGTCGAAGTACCTAGCTACGGTCTCCTCCCAAGTCTCTCTCCGCTTCTTCTCAGGTAGCCACCTTGCGTACCTGCTAAGTGCAATAAAGTTTTGGTAATCATTTGGTAATTTATTCAATTTATTCATCTCCTTCTAGTGGGTCGATTTCAATGTTTATCATCTTGCTACCATTGTCATCTAAGTAAGTATTATATTTTAGTCTTCCGTTTCTGTGCATAAGTATCGCATCAGTTATTCCTCTATCATAACATTTAGTACCGTGTCTCCATATTAGGATTGCCCCTAATGTAAGAAACGCTAATGCCATCATAATAAAGTTCTCAGTAGGTATCATCAACATCGTCAAACTCCTCCCGTTTGTCTATTAATTTATCCTCGAACTCGTGTAAGATATCTTCTGTTGTTATGTCTAATACCTCACACAGAGTACAAGGGTCTATTGCTTCTTGGACTATACGTTCTTTAAGTTCATTAAGAGTTAGAGCCATACTGTCCTCCCTCGTGTTCTATAAGTTTATCTAAGAACCAACGAGCTTTCTTTAGGTCTTCTAAACCGTTTTTAAATCTCCACCTACAAATGTATTTAGTTATCGAGGCAGTTAGGTAGTCCATATCTTGGTCTAAGATAAAATCTATGACCTCAATATTACCTTGTTTATAATGGTTAGGATTTATTTTATCTTCGTCCATTTCTTTAGTTCCTTAATTTCTTTAGTTGAAAATATTTTGATGTCATACTTCTCACACCATTTCCTGTAAGTAATTTTATTACCCTTGGCTACTTTAGAATCGGGGCGGGGCATCAGAAATATTAACTCCTTGCCTTCAAATCTCATCTGTTCAGCAATTGATTTATACTTCTGTCTATCCCCACTCCGAAAGAACCCTTTAACTTCTATGTGGTACTTGCCTTTAACGAAATCAGGCGTATAGTTTTTACGGATAGTATAGGCTATCCTACAAGGTTCATACTTCCATTCCTTACCAAGAGCTTCGGAACATTCTTTCTCTAATTTACTTCTGAATTTCAATGCCATCTGCATCAACCTCCAACACATTAGGATCTTTGGCGACATATGTCAGATACCTAGGTCCATTAGAATAAATGAAAGTTCTTAAGCTCGGCCAACACTCACGCTTGTAGGCGCAATAACTACAACCTACAGGCAGTTTCATATTCCCTGACTTACCATCAGGTATATGTCCATAACATCTCGTAGGCGGGTTCTCAGATTCAACTACTTTCTTTATATTTTTAATTCTTTCTTCTATAGAGAAAAAGTTTAACTTCGACCAGTACCATTGAGACTCATCAGCCATATCATACTTTAGATATGTAAGATGTCCATTAGTCTTATCCATAACTAACCAACCTACATCTGTAACACCCTCAGAATGAGCATAGCCTTTGATTTGGTCTACATATCCAAAAGGATCATTGTCTATTAATGAGCCATCTTTGAATTTTTTAAAGCCATAAGGAGATGCTGACTTAACGTCTGTTAATACACCATCGATCTTACAGTCCATAGATCCTTTAATACCGCCAACTTCCGCTTTCTTCTGTTCATCTGTCACATCGTGACCCGAAAATAGCCATTATAAGAATACCACAACTGTCTATCTTTCTTACCTATGTTAGACATACGGAGCTTACGTCTATCAAACTCGTGCTCTGTGATATTATCTCTTAATATCTGCTTCATATTCTCACCGAAGTCATTTATTACTTGTTCAATAGGTACACCATCAGGGATTTCCTTGGTGTCTATCATACGATATATATCGTCTACTAATGTGTCTGTTGCCACGTTTCACCTACCTTATATTCACCGTCCAAAGGACAGTTCAGTTTAAAAGACTTACCTGCTTGTACTATAGACCCTACCGCTAGATCACCAAAGAAGTCTGCTTGGTCTTCTCTGACCTCACATTGAAATTCATCGTGTACATTCAAAACAAATTTATAATCTATACTATATTGTTTTGCGTAACTATCTAGTAATATTAACGCTTTCTTCATAATCACCGCACCTGCGCTCTGTAGTAGAGTGTTTAGTGCTGAGTGTTGTGAGCGTATGTGTAGCTTACGTCCATCTAATCCAGTAACCCAACCTTTCTCACTAGATTGAGACACCTTCTCTCGCAGTTGTTTTAGTGCAGGAGTATTGTCAAGAAAGTTCTTCTTAAGAGCTCTCCCGTGTCCTGCTCCTCCCCCGGAAACCTCACCTATCTTACTATCGCCGGCTCCATATAGAAACGCATAGATAAAAGTCTTAGCTTGATCTCTAGTTTGTAGTCCTGCTGACTTCTGATTAGCAGAATGAATGTCACCGTTAAGTATCTCATTGGTGTATTTATCATCATTCATATAGTGTGCGAGCATTCTAAGTTCTAGACCACTAGCATCACAACCAACCAACTTATATCCTTTCGGTACAGTCCATAAGTTTCTACAGTCAGCACCATAGCCACCCTCAAAACCCCAAAGTATTTTACCGTCTTTTCCGTGCCTAGTCGCAGGGACTTGAGCACAATTAGGATTAGAGTGTGTCATCCTACCAGTCACCGCACCGCAAGGGTTTACTCTTCCGTGTACTCGACCAGTACGCTCATCTATTGCATCTACCCAACTCTTTACCATAGCAACACGCTTGGTAATCGTCAAGTAATCTACAATCAACTGTGCCTCAGGTATCTTAACAGTCTTAAGCACCTTCTCGTCTACGATAGGATTGCCCTTCTCAGTAAATGCTTTAGGCTTCCAACCGAAGTGTTGTAGATACTTAGCTATCTGTTGACGAGAGCCTAAGTTAAACTCAGGGTACTCATAGTATCCCCAGTCACAATCTCTAAAGTGTGCACCCTTATCTAACTGTGCTTGATACCTCTTAGAGATACTGCCATCTTTATTCTTACATTTATCTTTAGGATGTGGTAAGTCTATCCATACAGGTAGAGGTTTAAATCTCTCGTGTACCTCATCCTCTATGTCTAACACTTTCTCTTTCATCTCAGCTAGTAGTTCATAGGCACGTTCTTCATTAAGTATCATACCATTGTCGGTCTGTTGCTTAATAATCTCAGCCGTTATATGTTCTATCTCTATAGCTTGACCGTCTAAATCCTTTAGTTTGTTATAAAGATCTTTAGTCACCCTTACATCTTGTTGACAGTATTCTAACATCTCGTGGCTATACTCTTCCCAACCACCTTGATAGTCATCCTTATAATTTCCTAGACGCTCACCCCAAGATCTTAGAGAGTGGCCACCGTCAAGGCTAGGGTTATATAGTCTACTAAGAACGATAGTGTCCCGTAGATTAAATTCTCTGATGCCAACCATTTTCGAAAAAGTCCATTCGCTTCTCCTCCTATAAAGTTGTATACAGTAGTCTCATCGTTGTCAAGCATTGCACAGATGCAATGTACTCTAGTAGCTTCGAGACCGTCAGTTTCTATATCAAAAAAGGCCTTCATCATCAATCACCTCCGATAATCTTCCTGTCTCACTATCATAAAACAACCTACAAGCCTTTCCAGTTAAACCTGAAAACCTATTCTTAATTACTCTCAAAGTTGTTTGGTTTCTTACAATCGGATCGTCTGCCTGTTGGTTCCTTTCCAAACCTATAACTATATCAGAAAGTTGAGCGATAGCGGCACTACCTCTTAACTCAGATAGCGATACTTGTCCACCCTCTTCGTGTGCCTTACCTTGCGGTCGTCTCAAATGAGAGATAAGAAACAAACCTACTCCCGTTTCCTGCACTATCTTTCGGAGCTTAGTCATAATGGCGTCAATTGCTTTTCTTTCGTCTAAAACACCATCCTGATCACTAACAACGATAGATAAGTGGTCTAAAACTATCCACTTACAATCAAAAGATTTAGCATAAGTTCTAATCACATTGAGTAGTGAGTCTTCCGACATACTACCAAAATGGTCATAGAAGTATACATTCTTATCGCCTACCGATTTCTGCCATAACTCTTTTTTCTGTTCTACGCTAAGTTTCTTTTCAAACTGCGGTATGTGGATCGGGGCATTGGCTTCGATAGACATCAATCCCTTGACACTTCGCTCGATAGATTCCTCTAAATGAATAATAGCTAGGTTATCGTCAGTCTTATCAAGTATGTATGCTTCTAACTCCTTGACAACGCTAGTCTTTCCCATACCTGAACCGCTCGTTATAGTTACTAACTCCTTAGCACGAAAACCATAGGTTAAAGCATTAAGGCCTTGCCAAGGATAGTCAATATTGACGAGGTTCTCGTCTTTTAGAAGATGTTCCCACGTATCCTCACCTCTAACGATTCCGGCAGGGGTATAAGACTCTGCGGACCACCAAGCGTTAGTAAAGTCTTTTACCTTTCCGTTTACTAGCATATCACTAGCATCCTTCATAGGCAATTTACAGACTTTCAGCTTACCAACAGAAACAATATCCTGTACATCTTTAACCGCTTCAAATCCTGCTTGATCCTGATCGAAACATAAGACCACATTATCAAAAGACTCAATATACTCTAAATTGTCTTTAACGTCTTTAGCGGCTGAATTTGCCCCGTTCTTTAGTGAGACTACCGGCCACTTACCGTCGAACATTTCGCTCACAGAAAGGGCATCTATTTCGCCCTCACAGATAGTTAAGTATTTACCTCCTGATCGGTTAGCGCTCTGTCCGAATAAACCTGAACCCTTATTAGTTCCAATAATCTGAAACTCTTTAGTTGCGACAGTTCTCTCTTTGTAGCCAATTAAGTTATTGCTATCTTTTGAGTCATAGTATGGATAGTAATGTTTCTCTATCTTACCATCTTTGTCGTAGCTTACCGTAACACCGAATTTCTTAGTGATGTTAGAGGATATTCTTCTATCTTTGATCATAGCCCCACTTTTACCTCTAGGGGTTATAGTTTGCATTGTAGTTACCTCCGTATAGTTATCATTATTGCTTGTTGAAGACTTTTGATAGTATTTACAAGCGTTACAATAACCGTGACCGTCAGAATAGACGGCCAAGTTATCACCTGTCCTGTCCCCACCCATCTCTCGACAGGCAGGGCAGGGCTTATGCTCTACAAAAGTAGAGGGGTTATGCAAAAAACTCATTAGTTTCTTCGTCTGCAGATTTATAACCCTCTGTACGCTTCATAACCTTAACCGCAGTCAAGTATGTAGCGACGCCGTGAGTTGGATGCTCTTGTCCTGCTTTCCACAGAACTTGCACCTCAGATTCAGGGCCAAAATCGTGCCCGATCGCTTCACCCTCATCAGTTTTAATCATCTCAAATGAAAGTGGATACTTTGTAGAGAATTTTCTAGCTTTGTAAGACCCTCCATCCTCTGTCTTGATCGTCCTAACCTTAACACCGGCTTTTTCTAGTGCCTTGGCTTCATTGTCATCAACAGCGATAGTTAAAGTGTATTTCTCTGTATCTTCACCGTTGAACTTTTCTGTACTGTCTAAATAGACATACTTTGCTATACCTGTAGTTATCATAATTGTTATATCCTAGAGACCAAAAAAATAGACTTAAGCTAGTGGTCCCAAAAAACTAACTTAAGTCTTAAGATTAATTAAAGTGATAACTATAATGATTATTACTTAAATTAAACTATAGTAATATTTTAAACTAAAAACTAGTCAAAGTCAATATGTAAATCTTCTTTATTTATAATTTCTTCGTCTTCCATCCAAGTATATGGATTGGAGTAGTACCTACAGACGTTACATAGATCTACGAATTTAGACCTATCTTTAGACTCCCTAGACTTAGATTCCCATTCGTTAAGTAGAGCGTCACAGCATTTACATCTCATTTCTGTACTCTCTGTTGTATTCCTCTAACCAGTCTTGATATAGTATGTCAGTCCTTTCTTGTTTAAGATCAGTATCTAACCACTCGTTATACTCTTTCTGAAATTCAGGGGAATTTAAGATTTCTTGAGTTGACCCCCTATAGGTTCCTTTGTCTTCTATATCAAAAACCAGTTCGTCCTTATTTTCATAAGTGTAAGGCACACCGTTTATATCAGTCTTCATCATTATCTTTCCTCCCTATAGACCATCCGTGCTTCATAGCATACATACGGGCGTCAATCTCTGTCATACCCTCAGCCATACAGTTACCCTCGCCATCAGTCACAAAGTAAGTGTATTTCTGATCTTCATAAGCCTCAGTAAGGCGTTGCATAAAAGGTTTCTCGTTAATCATTATCTCTACTCCTTGCCTTTATTATCATATCTTGTAGTCTTCCAACAACTCTATCGTCCTCATCATTTAAGACGTTAAAATAATTTAGTAAGAAATCTTCAAACTCATCGACAATATGGCTTAGAGCGTCATTTTCACGCTTTAAGATCCTATTGATCCTTAGAGCTTCATCATTAAAATGTTTATTATTATTAGGATTTGTCATAATATATTTTCTCCGGTAGAAGGGCCTCTTCCGTATTACTAGTAAGAATAAGAAAAGACCCTTATAAGTTATTGATTTTCCTCAAAAATTAACTGTATGCTCAACGCCATTGTCAACTAATTTTTGATACTCTTTAGCTTTGTTCTTATAAAACTTAGCTTCCTCTATGTTACCCTCAAAATCAGCGTCAAAGTAACGATTTTGCATATTTCTTAACTCGACAGCACAATCGATCAGTAATACTTCTTTTAAGGGTATCCAATTACGCCCTTGATCTGTTAGTCTCTTAACCATTCGACAACCTCCGGATCTAAAGACTCTCTAAGGGCCGTAATTACGTCATACGCGTGAGATAATGCCCAGTAGGTACTCTCCCTTTCAGTAGACTCAAAAGTCGCTATATGGTATGTTAAATCGCCTAACACGTTATCAATGTCATCTTGACTTATTGGCGTTAAAAATTTTTTCGTTTTTACGGGGTCCCTAGGTTCCTGGGTCTCTGTATTTTTTAACATTTCATTTTTTACGGCCTCCGATAGTTCGGGGGTCGGCATATCAATAATGATTTTATTCATTTTTTTATCCTTATATAATTATTAAAATTTTCCTGTCTCACAGTAAAAAACACTAGATTTAATGTTTTTTAGTGTAAAGCCTTACAAAATGGATTCGAAATTCGCTCTATTTTCGACGATCTCGCATTGAGTAAGGCCTAGGTATTACTAATTTTTATTAATATCGTCCTTGAATCGTTCGTTAATCTCGTCGTTGATCCCTTTATAAAATGGAATTAACGCGCAAGCTAGACCAATCATCACACAAATTAAAATAAATAGATCTAATAATAAATTTTCTAACATATCTTAAAACCTCCTTAAATAGTTTGTAAATCAATTGTAAAGCCTGAATTATCCTTTTTGGCTTTACCTTTAGCAAGTAGACCAACAACAACGCCGGCAGGATCTAAAAACCTATGATCGGATATATCACCGTTTATAACTTTCCGGCCTTTGTAAGTTTCCGGTAACTCTTTACCCTTAAAAACAACGGCAATATTAAAACGCGTATTCCATACAGGCTTAAAAAGTTTCCTATACTTTGGCTTATTTGAATAACTAAAGGTTAAATGATAATTTTCCGGTATATCTTTTTTATGTCTAGATATAATTTTGGTGTAATCATAAAATTGAACCTCCGGAAACTCTTTAATTATTGGCATAAAATTAATATCGCTTAACACATTTAATCGGATCGCGGGCTTAACCCCGTATCTTTTACAGTCTTCAATAAATGCAAAAATATCACCCCTTACCATTGACATAAAAGCAGCCCTATTATCTCTATAAAGTTCTGTTTTTCTTGTCCGGGCGTCAATAACTGTCGGCATAGATCCACGGCCCGCGGACTCCAAACAAGGGCCTTCACAGCCTGCAATTTTTGCCATAGCGCATAAATTAACGCCTTCAACCTTATCGGCCGGCATTAATGAAAGACTAGCGATTATATACTCTTCGTTGGTTCCTTCTTTTTTAATCTTAGCATTAGATCCAACGCTCAAAAGGTTATATGATTTTGATTTAAATAATTTTTTAGTTGTCATTTTGTTT